TTTTTCCTACGTCATAATAGTTCGCGTAATTGGTTGGCCAACCTGGAAACAAAGGTCTAACAGTGCTAGATCCAGCTCCAGTGTAATATTTGTAATATTTATTAGAAGTGTATAAAACTTCAAACTTAACAACTTCACCAACTAACAATCCTGTATTAAAAACAAGCTCTACATTTGTTCCGTTTTGATTTACAGAATAAGTAGAAGGCTCTTGCAACAACCATCCATTACCTTTGTCTATTAAAACATTAAAAGTATTAGCCGCATCTGTAGCGTCTGCATATGGTATTATGGTTGTAAAGGTAGTTTGCGCAGCGGTAGCTATTAAGCACTGTGTTCCTATACTGTTAAAAAACGCATATAAAGCACTTGGCGCAGACGCTGATTGAGTGTCAACTTCATAATAATTTCCCTGAGCATATGCTCCAGGATAACCAGATATAGCACCAGCGTTAACCTCTTCAGGTATTTGCTGTAAATAATACAACGCTAAACTGTCACCAGTCCATGCTTGTAAAGAATTACTAAAACTCACTGGATTGTAATCACTGTAGTAATTAGAACCTGGTTGCGGATCTCCATTAGAATCTAATAATCCATCATAATTTGATAAAACAACATCTGTTTGTCTGCCGTATTTATCTGATAAAACTATACCTACTTGATAATTTCTATTTTGTTTTACAGAATGCTGAGGATATTCTATAAACTCTTGAGTACTTTTGTCAGCAATACCAACATAGTAATCTAAACCAATAGGTGCACTATATCCTTCCAGATAGTTTGAATACATTATTCTGTTTCCACTACTTTCTTGAGCAAGAGCTTTTACTGGAACTTTATCAAAAACTCTAACAGATTGAATTGAAGGAAGAGTTCTTATTGGAATTGTAGATTGATAAGAGTATTGATATATATTAGTATAATTCAACGCAGATATAAAATTAGAATCTACTTTTATTGTTTCAACTATTTGATAAGCTTGCGTGTCTGATTGTTTAAAAACAATATCAATAGCTGAGATTTTATAATTAGTTATAATATCTATACAAGGTAGTTCTATATTTAATACAGCGTTATTTATTGAGTTTTGCATAAACTCAACGATGCTAGTTATAAAAGCTTGGTTTTCGTCTTGATTAACAAACTCTCCTTCTTGATAAGGTATAAAAACGTCTTGACTAAACGGAGCGACTGTAGAATATTCGTTATCTTCAAATTTAAATCTATAAGAAAACTTAACAAACCTGTCTGATAAAAAATCAGGATCACCGTTCCAACCGTTATAATTGTCATCTCTTAAAACTCTTACAGCACAACCATCTACCGTAGGTATAACACTTGTAGTATCTATAGTATTAGTAACATCAAAACTTACAGAAGCATTATTGTTTGCTGCATCTACAGCATCCGAAGTCCAAAATTTAGTTTGAGTCGTTAAATTGTAAAAACCTCTAACGTTTGGAGAAGCTACATTTTCTCTGTAACCTGAAGGAAGAATACTTGTTCCTAGTATGTTATCACCAGCAACATATCCACCTGCGGTTTCATCCCATAAAAATTGACTTTTATAACTAGCTGCAGGAGCAGTAGAATTAACTGCAATAATGCCATTCCAATCAGCAATCGTAGGTATTCTATGACCTATAGGCGCTAAACCTCTAGGGTCAACAACAGCCCACTTATTATAAAGTAACCCATAAGTAACACCATTTCCATTATAGTTTTCATAATAACACCATCGACCTTGTTGGTTTGTATCAGCTAAAACCCAATCAGACAATAAAGTTGCCTGAGGTATTTCGTCACCATTTCTGTATTTTTTAACAGCTAAGTTTTCTTGAGATAACTTATATATACCTATTTCTACAATAGACGGATCTTGAGCGTCTGACATTGTAGAAGGTTTTAATGGAACGTTAGGTCCTAAGTCTTGAAAATAAGAAGCACCAGATCTTAAGTTTATGAAAGAAGGTGGAGAGTATGGTGCAAATTTAGCCACAGATATTTGGTCTTCATTCGTATAGTGACCCAAAGATTGGTCTATATTTATTTTTCTAGGTTGATTTCTATTGTCAGTAAAAAAAAGTTGATTTTCTATCAAACTTATACCATACATACGACTTTGTGTGCTAAAGTTTAAAAAACTTCCACTAACCAAAACGTTGTCACCTTGAGTTAAAGTGTTTAAATACCCTATAGTACAAACAGCGTTTAATGGGGCTTTTCCTGAACGTGTATGGTTTGTTCTAAAATAATAAAGTCTATTATTACCTTCGTCAGAATAAGTTCCTATTATAGTAAAACCACTTCCAGTAGATCTAGCAGTAATTACATTACCAAGTATAGACTCAACAGCACCAACGTCACTACCTTCTGATCTAGAAACAGCTATATTTAAAGCGTCTCTATACTCGTTATTTGGAATTAATCTTTCATCTAAGTCCTTATTCATTTTAGACTTAATGAAACTGTTTTTAGCTTCTGCCATTTGTTAATTTTTTATTTTTTCCAATTACCTTTTCTAGCAAATTCAATCATTTTATTTCTAGCATTTTTGCCTTTAAAGCTATAAACTTCTTTTCTTTCAACAGCTTGATCGTAGGTTTGGTTAGACCAACCACCACTTTCATCTCTATATATAGATGCCCAAGCGTTGTTTTTATTGTCATCAGCCATTAAATGACTAGATGGTTCATGGTTTTTAAATTGAGGCTTATCATAAAATTTATAATTACCTTGTTCACCTGTAGTATAAGTAGTGTTTCCTCCTCTAGACTTTCTAGCGTGGGCTTTTGGAAATAATTTAGGAAAATTATGATGATGCATTATTTTAGTGTTTTATCCACTTAGATTTACCTCTCATAACTTGACATATTTCGTCTAATTTAATGTTAGATAATCTTATCTTGGCGTTTCTTAATTTAGCACTTCTATCTTTTTTTAATCTTTGAACAACATACTCTGGTTGATTTATTCTATTAGACATTAAAGAATAAAGTATAGAAGCATACATAGCGTCTTCTGCCATTTTAGGTAGTCTACTATCTAAGTCATAAGCTAATCCATCTGATATGTATTCAAAAACAATTAGTCTTCCAACTAAATTGCTAGAAAAAGATAACTTGTTTTCTCTTTCGTTTATATTAAACCAACCATTACCTTGGGCTGTTTGAGGATCAAGGCCGTATAACTGACCAAATCCAAACCCAAAAAGTCCTTCCCAACCATATCCATATTCCGCTGCATTAGCCGCATCTGGTATTAAGTTGCCGTTTAATTCTGTTGATAAACTAGAACTATTACTGTGCCATCTTTCTTGAGTTATTGGCGTTCCTTCTACATCATTACCAAAGTTATCTTGTGTGGGTATACCTGTAGAGTCTTGAATTTGAGTGTAGTAAGGGCTTATGGTTATATTATTTGTAGGGTATATTATATGTTTAACGCCTGAAGAATCAATCCAAGAACATCTAACATAGTTTACATAATCTTGTGGTATAACTAAAGTTAAAGACGGAGGTATTGTTAGTTCTGCTGATTTAATACTTTTTAAAGTATCATAGCTAAACTCTTGCATAGCTCTTTTTGCAAAAAATATTATATCACTTCTTTTTACATTAGGTAGTAGCTTATCTTGTCCTACGTAACCTACGGCAAAATTATTAATAACATCATTTAGCTTTATGTATTGATAACTACCGTAATTATCCTCTACGGCTTGGCCATAAGCTTTTTCTGCTTCTGTATTTCCATATTTACCACCTGTAAGTATAGTCAACTGAACAACTATAAATACATTGGCCCCTGGTGAAGCTGCTAGTTTTATTGTTCTATTGTTATTAATAACTTCTAAAGCAGTAATCCATTCGCTCCAAGAACCAGATATACCGCTAGTACTTGTGTATACTTTAAAATTATTTAAGGCATAATCAACATCGTTAGGGTTCCAGCTAGTAGCGCTACCTAATATAAGATCTGTATTAAAGTCTGTTAGAAGTAATTGATTCTGAGTATTACCAGCATCACCTCTAAATCCTTGAGATCCAGCGTAGTATTGCTCGTTGTTCTCAGTTATTAATCCGTTATTTTGTGGTTGTATAGCCATTTTATATTAAGTTCTTTCGTTTTGTTGATCTCTCTGTATTTCAGCAGATGCCGCTTGTATAATCATAGGATCTTTTATAACAACTCCAGCGTATAAAAGTATTTGTAAAACAACATTAGCCTGCTCGGTTATTTCTAATTCAAAATTTACAGAAGTTGTAGGATCATAAACATAGTAACCCGCTGTTGAATCAAAGTTCCACATAACGTCGGCTGGCTTTCTAACATAAGTAGCTTCAACATTAGAAACTATTGTTTGAGGATGTATTATTATTTTATTTTCATTAAACAAATATACTGGAAAATATTCGCTAGGTTTAGTTATTGTAGAAAGATTAAGTAAAGCTAGTTCATTTCTTTGAACAGGTTCTACTGCTTTATCAGTCTTGTATAAGACAGTTCCTAATTTATAAAAATCTTGAGGATACAAAACAATTCTTAGTGTATTACCAGTGTTTATAGCGCCCGCGGTTAATTGTAGAGCACCACCTGTTATTGTAAAAGTAGTATAAGGAACACCCGCAGATCCAGTTGGTGTTTCTAATGTAACTACCACGTTACTGTTTTCTACTTGTGCTTGTGTTATTGTTGTTAGTGGATAAGATATTGTAGTTGTTGTTGTAGCGAAAGTTTGTGTTCCGCTTGCTACACCTGAAGAAGATGGTGGTGTAAAAAAAGCTGGCTCTGTTAAAGTTGCAGCGGTAAAAGCACAAGAACCTATATCTTTAAAAGCATCTAGTTTTTCTTGTACACCTTTGTAACGATTAGCATATTCGCTATCGTTTTGTGGCAATCTCATTTGTTGATTAATAGCTTCAAAGTAACCGTCAACAATCTCTAGCTGAACCTGTGTTGCTAGTTTGTTAAACTCATTAGGAGTTAAATAGCCTCTTTGCTCTTTGTTTATAATTAACAAGACTGTTTTATAGACCTGATCTACGTTTATTGCCATTTTTATTTTTTATTATAATATTGGGCCCGAGTAAACGAGCCCTATATTAGTATTACATGTTATTTAAACTTTTTCTCGATAGATTTAAATATTTCTACGCCTTCGTCTGTTTTGAAGAAAGCAGCCATTGCTGAGTAAGGGTTTTCATCAAAAGGAACTGTCATTAGTTTCTTTCCATTAGTTGCCCAAGTAAAAAATCTTTGATCTTGAGATAGGTTAATTATGTTAGCTTCTGTAGCTTTTATAGCAAAGTTTCTTAGCTGTACGTTTTCATCATTAACAAGCTCTATAAACAGTTGAGGGTTTGATCTTGCAAATATCAACAAATCTCTTTTAAGCTCCTTAGAACTCATGTCTGATACCTTAGATCCAATTTCAACTCTTAATATTGCTTCTGCTTGATCAATATCTATATCTTTAGCATAAGTCATTGCTGTTACTTGTAATTCAAGTAATCCAAGTTCATCTGTAGCTTCTTGAACAGCGTTAAATTCAACATAATTCTTTAATCTTGATGGGTGATATAATGATAATAGTTTTTGTAAATTTTGTTTAGCTTTTGGCACAAACAAAACCCCATCTTGAAATATAATATGTCCCAACGTTACTTCACCTTTTTGTTCTTCTACAAAAGGAGAGTCTTGATTAGTTGCATATCTTAATTCTTTTTGTTTACCTGTTTGTTCGTCAAAATAAAGAAGCGCGTGCTTTCTTGTGTGTTTAGACGGAATAGTAAACGTTAATGGTTCTAAATTATTTGATAGAATATATCTTCTGTCTTTAATTTCCCAATTACTTTTTTGTTCTGTTTTCATAATATAATATAATTAAATAGTTTGTAAAAGTAATAATTACCCCCGTTAATACAACGAGGGTAAGAATTACATTAATGTTGACTTATTATAGTCCTTTAAATAACACGAAGTTATTAGCAGCTTGAACAACTAAACATCTTTCTGATAGGAAGTTTACTTCCATAGCATCAAGATCTGAAGTGAAAGCTCCACCCGCAGAACCAGTTAACCAAGACTTCATACGTCTGTCATCTCCTTGAGAAGCTCTGTAACGCACGTGTAAGAATGGTCGTCTGATGTTAGTTCCTAAGATTTGATCGTAAACTGTAGAAGTTCCAGCAGGAATTAATACACCTTCAATAGAAGAAGGTCCTACCATAGCACCTCTTGTAGAAGCATCATTTAAGTATTTCCAATCAGTCTTATAGAAATCGTAAGATCCTCTACGGAATCCGCTAAACCCTAAGTTTAAAGCCATTTCTTCAGAATTTTCAAATAATCCAAAAGCAGTACCACCGGCATATCCACCAGAGATAGAAGCTAGCATATCGTCAAAATCCAAAGCTGTTTGTCTTTGTAAGAATAACATGTTTTCTTCAATTGCTCCTTGAGTATCTAAATTTTTCAAAATAGCATCAAAAGAATCAAGTCCTGCAGCAGCAGTAAATCCTGTTTGTACATTACCTCTTGCAGTAATAGCAGCAAAAAGACCTTGTGTACCGTTTGCAGCAGCAACAGCACCTGAACCAGCAGCAGCAATTTCACCTTCTACTAATGACATTTCTAAGTAATCTTCAAAACGTAATCTAGTTTCAGATTCAGCTTTTAAATACCATAAGTATCCAGAAGTTCCGTCTTCAGTAGCAACTTCAACCCAACCAATTTGTGCCATATCAGATCCGTTTACAACGTATTTATTTCTGATAATAATAGGTGAGTTAGAAAATTGAGTGAATTGTGGATCAACACTAATATAACCAGTTGGTTGAGTAACAGCATTAAAGTTTGGAGTACTTGATCCTTTTTGATATTCAGAACCATATACAAATACTTTAACATTACCAACTAAACCAGCCGTAGCTATATCTAAAGCTGTGTAAGGTAAAGCAGTAATTGCACCAACACCTGCCCCACCTGGAGTAGAAGCGCTAACATAACATTTCACTTCACCGCCAAAGTCATCCATTACTACAACAGTAGCTCCAACAGATATAACATTTGTTACAGAAGCAGCAATAGCTGCTCCAAAGTTAATAACATTACTAGCTCCATAAGCAGGCGTAAGCCCTTCGTAAGCAATGTGTAATCTATTTTGTTCAGACCAAATTACTTGATCAGAAGTCATTGGCATTTCAGCGCCAACCATTCTTAAAAAGCCAGATAACGTTCTGTTTCCATAACGCTCTACTTCTTGTTCGTATACTTCAGGTAGATATTGCTGTGCAAAATCCACGAAGTTAGCACCTGCAGCATTGTTCCATTGTAGGTAATTGCTGTTTAATACTTCTTGTGCTTGAGATGGGATTAAACTCCCAAATTGAGGTTGTAAACTCATAATTGTTTAAATTTTTTTAGTTAAATTTTTTTGTTTTTATTCTTAATTTAGAAGAATCTGCACCACTTATAGACTTAACTTTAATTCCATTAACAAAAACACTACCAGCATTACCCTCTTTTCGGGCTTCAGTTGTAATGTTTTTAGACTTAGCAACTACATCTTTAACTGCATCTGCTTTTCCTTGTTCATAAAAGTGTTGTGCTATAGTATCTGCGTTTCGCGCAGCGTACATGGCTTTATGATAACCTTTTGGATCTTTTAAACTACCATCGTCTGCTAAGAACTTCGTAACAAAATTGGTTATGTCTAATTGATTTTCAACTACATCGCTTGGATTTTTAACACCATATCTAAATTTCTTTTCTCCTAAATCAAAATCGAAACCTTCGAAATCTTTATTAAAAGTGTCTTTAGTTATGCGTTCAAATTCTGCACGCTGTTTGGTTCTCAATATTTCATCTTCATTATATCTATTAAAAAAGTCAACGGCTTTTTTTTGATCAGGATTAACGGTTGATTTCAACTTGATTTCATCGTAATACTTATCCTTAAGACCATCTAAATAGCTTTTAGCTTTTCCAATTTCTTCTTTATACGCTAGTTTCTTTTTTCTAACTTCGCGTTCTTCGTCTACCTCTTCATCATATTTAAAATTATCTTCTAATAAAAAGTTAACTTCATCATAATCTAAGTGTGGACGTGTGTTTTTATAATATTCTCTAAGCAAAGTACTATTGTCAACATTTGAGTAGTCAGCATTTAATCTAACATAATCTTCAATTGTAGAACCAGGTACTTCATCCATAAAAGAAACTAGCTTTTCAATGTTTTCAGGTAAAGGTTTACCCAACACCTTTTGATCTCTTACAGCTTCTTTTACTTCTTTTTGTATTTCTTTAGTATCTATTTCTGAGTCTGATATTTCTTTAATAACATTCTCAACGGGTTTTTCGTCTCCTTGTCCCACTGCTTGCAATTCCACCTTGGATCCTTCTTCGAGTAACACGCTTTCCTCTGAGCTTTGCTTTTGAACGGCATCTAAATCTATTTTTATTGGTTCTTCTTTTTTATTAACTGCAGCAAAATCCATTTTAACGGTTTCTTCTGGTACAATTAATTTTTTAGGTATTTTCTTTTTTACTTTAAAATCACCTTCCTGTTTAACAGGTTCTTTTACTTTTGTTTCTTTTGACATAATATAATATAATTAAAAATTGATAATTCTTTATCTAGGATTAAATTGCTCTAGTCCAAACCCTCCTAAGCCATCAAACCCAGCGGATTCAAAGTCTTGAGGTAAAGTGTTGTTTTGTCTTTGATTTATTAATTGAGATTCTTGTGTTCCTTGTTTTTGTATTCTACTATCTTTTCTATCTTCAATCTCTTGTTCTTTTTGAGTCTCGCCTTTAGCTTTCATTTGAGCTAATTGCATATTGTAACTAAACTCTTCTGCCATTAGTTCTTTTTTAACCTTAGCTTCTTGAAGCATTTTATTTATTTCAAACTGTATTTTTGCTTGTTCTATTTGTATAGTTGTTTCTGCTAAAGCTTGTTGTTTTTGCATTTCTGCTTCAATAGCTTGTTGAGCTGCTTGAGCGTTTGCTTGAGCTTGAGCTTGTATATTAGCTTGCTGATTAGCCTGATCTTTAGCTGCTTTAGCTTTTCTTTTTTGTTTTAATAAAGCGTTTGCTAGTTTTATATTTTTAACTTGACGAATATCAATAGCATCATCTAAATCAATACCACCAGAAGCAAGTGCTGTTTGTATGTTTTGTTCTAGTTGCGCTTTCATTTCATCATCTGGTTCTAATTCTAAAAATATACCAAAATCCATTAAGCTTTTTTCTTGTAACTCTTCTAGTGTTCCCGTATTGTAAGACGATATTGAATCTATTAAAGCTGCTCTAGTTAAAGGATAGTCTAAGGCATCTGCTATTCTCAACGCTATATTTTCGCATGTTCTTAAGGTAAGGTATAAACCACCTTGCATAACATGTCTTAACGCTGTGTTAGAGTTTGCAGCTGCCATTTTTTGTAATCCTACTAATGCGTTTGCGTCTGGAGTACTAGCATCTGTTGCTTCGTTTAATCCAGTTACGTCTCTTATCATTTGTAAGTAGTACTGATATGTTTGTATTAATGAACCTATTTTTGCGTTACCTGAAGAAGTTTGAAGTTCTTGAATAGGAACTTTACCTCTATTAGGATCTCCTTCTTGAGTCATAGATCTACCTACAATACTACCAGTTTGGAAGTACATATTAAGAGCTTCTTGAGCGTTATAATTAGTTCCATTGCCTAAGTCTACTTCAGCTAAACCATCAACGTCTACAAAAACACCATCTGGAACCATTCTAGATAACACTTGCTGTAGCTTTAAATGAGTTAACTGAATCATATCAGCAAAACCAGTTATTCTACTAACAGTTGACTCTATCATACCTTTGTATATTCTAGGAGCACATATAGAGTAATTCATGTTAACCTTAGTGACGTTAGCATTAGGTCTTGTCATGTTTTCCGACAACTTCCAATCTAGCATCATTTCGTGACCTAATATTTTAGCGCCAGTATATAAAACCTCTATAGCTCTACCGACTCTTTCAAAGTTGTCGCTTTCAGGTGGATTAAATGTGTCTGGCTTTTCTAAAGCTTTTTCCAAACCTTGATCAGTTTGTTTTATTTTAAAAACTTGATTAGTATAGGTTTTGTATTCAAAATACAATACCTGAACTTGGTTAGAAGAATCTTGTTGCGCATAAAAATTTCTAGTATAATTTGCATCACCAGGAAACTTTTCTATTTCTTTTAATTCTTCATCCGTTAAACCAGGAAATTGTTTCTTAAGTTCTACTAAACTTATAGACTTAACTTCACCAGCGTAGTATATATCATCAAAGTTAGGATCTTCTGTATAAGAATAAACTAAATTAGATGGATCAACATAGTTTAAAGTAACACCGTTAGATAAGTTAAAATCTGTTTTAACAGCACTTATGCCTATAATAGTAAGATCAGCTATTAATCTTCTTTTTATTAATTCGTATTTGTTAGCTGCTAAGACGTTTTCAATAGCTTCTTCTTCTGCTATTTCTATAGACTGCTTATATGATAACTGCATATGAAGGTCTAATTCATCTTGAGATTCTGGTATATTATTAGGGTCATTACTATTAAAGAAATTCATACCCGTAGCATCGTTTGTTGCTTGTATTATTTCTTTAGCATACATATCTCTCATTATAGCATCTGCATACTTTGTTCTTTGCTTTAAAGATTCTGGATCTTGAGCGTAAGCTTTTATGTCAAATATCTTCTGAGACATACCATTAACTATAATATCAACAAACTTTGGTATAATAGGAACTGGTTTCCAGTCTAAATTTAAATAAGACAAATCGCCATTAATAGACAACTCATCTTTGTATTTTTGAACAGGCTGTTCACCTCTAGCATAAAGTCTTAGTCTATGAAAATTTAACCAACTGTTTTGGTATCTATTTCCCATGCCGCCTCTGTCTCCTGAGAACCATTCGCCTTCAATGGCACGAGCTACGGCGTAACCGTAATCATAACCTTGCTTCTCTTCGTCCGATACTACTTGACTTGGAAATGAACCTACGTAATTAGTATAAATCATTTATTATATTATTTTTGAACTAAATCCTTCGTTATTATATTTCTTAAAACCTAATGGTTTTGTTTCTAATTTTCTTTTAAAAATTGGATTATATTTGTTTTTGTTACAAGCCATTATAGCTAAACCAGAACTAATTGATGCATCATGCTTTGTTCTGTTGTTTATATCAAATCTAGCCCAATCATTTAATGTTCTTTGAAAATAAACATCACCATATGATTCTCCTAAATTCCCAACATAAGTTTCTATGTAAGATTCAATTGCTGCAGCGTGAGCTTGTTTAATGTCTTCACTAGAGTTAGGTATTCCGCCAATTTCTCTTTCTGTTACAGATAACTTTGCTATAGCTTTGTCTGGTCTGTTCATAGAAAAACCTCTATAACCTCTTCTTTTAAAATAATATAAAAGTCTTGGTTTGTTATTTTCAGCTAATATTGGCATGCCATAAAAAATACAAGCCATTAAAACATCTTCAAAAAACATTTCTGCTGTTTGTGGTCTAGCTATGTACTCTAAAAAAAAGCTATTCATAGGAGCGTTTTCCATAGAAAACTTAGTTAAACCGTGTAGTGATCCGTTAGAACCACGAGAATCAACCGTGCCTGATATATCATAGCTATCACAACCAAAAGCACCCATGTGTTCGTTGGCAGGATATTTTAATCCGTTTTTTAATATTAATCTATTTTGTAGTTCAATAGGTGGTATCCAAGAAATTTTAAATCTTCCATTTTTATTTGGAACAAACATAACACCATTTGGATTATCTTTTATTCCGTTATGCCAATTAAAAGAACCAGTTGTTACTAATGATTCACTTTTACAGTCTTCATTAAAATCAATTTGCTCGTATATTCTAGTTAGATTAAATAGAGACTGTTTAGCTTCATCTCTAAAAGCATGTTGCTCAGTTCTTGGAAACTGTCTATAAAATTCATTTAAACCATCTTGATCTTTCTTAAGACCATCTACTTCGTTTTGCCAATATTCTATTACACCTTTTCTTATTTGTTGACCATGAGGTCCAAAGGTATCTTTTTTTGGAGCGTCGAAGACAGGTATTCCATAAGAATTAATGTATCCTTCGTAGTTCCATTCCATAGGTATGAACAAAGAATATAATCC